ATAAAGAAGTCAATAAGAATAGGAAAGAAAGGTGAACCAATGGAAGTAGAAGAGAAACACCCTTTGTTTCCGGCATTGTTTAATACTCAGACGAATATAAACCGCATAGTTAATCAGTTCGGATTTACTTTATTTGCAAAGTCAAGAATAAAGGTAAAACCAGAGATAAACGATGAAAAAGATGATTATCTGAACAGTCTTTGATTTGCCGTATTTTCAGACGTTTATAAATATTTAAATATATGTTACTCTCTCATAATGAATATAGATAAAAAACTAACTATTCAGCTTTTTCTTGCAGTAGGCGTTGTTATATTTGGCTGCATATTAATGATGATGGGATTCTGGAGTGTTCCTATTGGTGAAATTTCATCATCGGTCCTGGCTGGTGTAGGTGAGCTTTTGACATTCGCAGGCAGTGTAATGGGTTTGGATTACAGCTATAAGGCAAAGATACACATAGACAGAAAGAATGGCATTTCCACATATGACGCACAAAGAGATGATAAAAATAAGAATCAGCCAGAATGAGAGAGATAAAATCAATAATACTTCATTGTTCTGCAACCCCTGAGGGCAAGGATTTCACGGTAGCTGATATAACACGTTGGCATAAGGAGCGTGGTTTCAGAACTATTGGCTATCATTATGTTGTGTACAGGGATGGAACTGTTCACAAAGGTCGTCCGGTAGAACAGATAGGAGCTCATTGTGAGGGATATAACAAGAATTCTATTGGTGTCTGTTATATTGGAGGATTAATGACAGACGGAAAGACACCAAAGGACACCAGAACATCGGAATAGAAAGAAGCTTTGTATCAGCTTTGTTATGACCTTATGGATAGGTTTAATATTGGAATGCAGGATATTCACTGTCATAATGAGTATGCGAAAAAAGCTTGTCCGAGTTTTCAGATTCATAAGTTCAGGGAGGAATACCTTAATTGGGTAAATAATAAGTTCTTTAATAAAAACGCATAAACATGCGATTAAAATGAATGATTAGAGATGAATACTACAATATACACGACAATAGAATTGGCATGCTATATGAAACAGCCGTTTAAGACTTATGAAAGATTGTATGAGGTCCTGTAGTTATTGCCGAATGAAGGATCTCATATAAGTTTTTCTGTCAAGAAACTGCTTAAGGATTATTTCTCACCAGAGGCAAAGGGAATGAATCTGATAGCATATATAGAAGGTGATAATTACTATGTTGATATAGATAACGGAGACGAGACACTTACGGATATAAAGAAGAAACACATGATTAAAGGTATAGTCAATTCAGATAAGACGATAACAGTTAAAGTATAAATACTTAAAAGGAAATTATTATGGGAAATATAGAAATTGCATTAGAGTTATTATATTAGCAGATTCAGGAATTAAGCAGAGAAGTAGTTGAGTTAAGAAAAGATATAGAGGATTTAAAGAAGAAGATTAATATTTATGAATAAGTTGAAACCAGAAGGATTTAAGATACAGACACCAAAATTTTAGTTATCACTAAATAACGCTAATAGTAATCTGAATATTGATTTACCAAAAACATTTGATAGTAAACAGTGTAAAATTATAAAGAAGGAAAAAACATACAAGACTTTCAGTTTATTTTGAGATAATTACTATATTACCCATTACATTATTTAAAAAAACATTTAATTTTCTTTTTAGAGTACTTGCCATAGTATTTTAAATAATTATTTTTATCAGTTCCGGATTGTTCGTGATGAATAGTCCGGATTTTTATTATGTGTTAAAATATCTTAAATTACAAAGAAATGCTAAACTATTTTGGAAACCTGTGGTACCATAATTAAAATAATTAAAGAGTTAATTATTTGTTTTAATTTAATTTGTTTTTTTAAATAATGTATTCATTTCATTGTGCACGGTCTGGGATAGATAGTGCGCAATTTTTATATGTATACACAGGAAGAAATAAATACTAAAATGCATTTTTAAATATATGAAGATATTAAATTACAATGAAGATCTTTCATTAACTATTGATTTGCCTGCACTTATAGGAGAAGTTGTTGATATGGATTCATTATCTTATTTTGATGTTACGGTTTTTACACAGGAGAAGAATATTAATCCTCAATATCATAAATCAGACATATAGGATGGAATACTTTCTGTAGGTTCAGAGGTATTATCTACTTTACCTGACGGACAGCTTGGATTGAAATTCTCTTATGGTTATACAGATCCGAACTATAACGATGGAACGTTTGATACACAAACAGAAAAATATCTGAATTACTATTTGAAGAATTCATCAGAAACAATTTCACCTAATGTAAGAGATTACTATACAAAGGTAGAAATCAGAGATATGTTCATTAATTTGGATCCCTCTACTTTTGAACCAATGATTGCTGAAATACAGCAAGGTCCTAAAGGTGATAAGGGTGACACCGGTGCAACTGGTCCACAAGGTCCTAAAGGTGACAAAGGAGACAAGGGCGATACAGGTTCACAAGGTCCTAAAGGTGACAAAGGTGATCCTTTTGTTTATTCTGATTTTACACAGGAACAACTTAATGAATTAAAAGGCCCTAAAGGAGATAAAGGTGACAAGGGAGCAACAGGTCCACAAGGTCCAAAAGGTGATACTGGTTTACAAGGAATTCAAGGAGAAAAAGGTGATAAGGGTGACAAAGGCGATAAAGGTGACAAAGGTGACACCGGTGCAACCGGAGCTACTGGTGCAACAGGTTCACAAGGTCCAAAAGGAAATGATGGTTCTACTGGTAAATCTGCATATGAAATCGCTGTTGAATATGGTTTTTCAGGTAATGAAGAAGCATGGCTTTTATCTTTGAAAGGTCAGGATGGTAAAGATGGTTTGGATGGTTCTACAGGACCTCAGGGACCTGCAGGTTAGGATGGTTCAAATGGTTTGACTCCATATATTAATTCTTCAAATAAGCACTGGATGATTGGTAATTCTGATACAGGTGTTGTTGCAGAAGGTGTTAATGGTACTAATGGTACAAACGGTACAAACGGGCAGGACGGTGTAACTCCACATATAGATTCAACAACCGGAAACTGGTTTATTGGAAACACTAATACTGGTGTGAAGGCCGGTGCATATTCTGTGTAGATTCTTACACAGGCTGAATATGATGAAATATCAGTGAAGGATCCTTATGTAATCTATATCATACAATAAAATTAATTTTAAGGCTAATATGGGCTCTTATAACAGCATAAATTTCACAAAGCTTATAGTTAACGGTATTCCATATAATAAGGCTTATATGGGCTCTAAAATACTGTTTAACGGTAACTGGAAACCTTTTACTATAGAGGCTCTAAAAGATAATGTAACAGTTACTTTTAGTGTTAGTAGAAAGAATAATGATCTTCCTGTACCAAGTAGCTACTATGCTACTATTAAAAACTATAATCCTAATGATTCAACAGCAACAAAACGTTTAACTGATTCTACAAGAAAAGATAATGACAGAAGTATAAGTGTAACATTATCAAGAGGTTAGAAAATTCATCCAGAATGTGTTTACAATATTTCAACCCCATGGAATCCATATTATGAATATGAAGGTGCAACAGGATATAGATTATACGTAAAAGTAGGTATTTCATATCCTCTCAGCGGTTAGACAGATGTAGTAAAGATTTATGGAGATATTACAACATGGAATGCCGATTGGTTTGATCATATGTTTGAAGGTGATTGTATTACTGATGTAACAGAGTTAAGTATGCCTACTTCAATATAGCATCCTAATGAGTTCAATTCAATGTTCTATTATACGAAGATAACAGATTTAACTTTGAAGATAACAGATTTTTCATAGGACTATTGTTGTTATCATTTGTTACCGACAAATTCCGGTAATAGTATTCTTCATTTGCCATCAGGTCATAATTATCCTTCTACTAATACAAGTTGGCTTCCTACAAACTGGACTATACAGACTATAACAACAGATTATTCACGAGAATATTTTACCATAAAATCATTAGAGAATAACAATACTATTACGTTCACCAAGTATAATAAGAACAGTAATAAAATTACAGCAGATAAACCTATTCAGTATTCTAAAGATTTAACCACATGGAACAATATTTCATTTGTTACAGACAACAGCAGCCAGATAGTTTTAAATAGTGGTGAGAAACTTTATTTAAAGGGAACTAACAGTGCATATGGTGAAACTATTTCTGGTTTTTATACGAGTGCGGCTAATATACAGTCAAGCGGAAATATAGATGTCATGGGAAATATAATGTCATTGATATATGGTGATAATTTTGAGAATAATAGTACAATATCATCTAATAGAACATTCACTAATTTATTCAGAAACAATAATAAACTAACAAATGCAAAATATTTGGTTTTGCCTACGATGTCATTGACAACAGGTTGTTATTAGCAGATGTTTTATGGTTGTACTTCATTAACTGTTGCACCTGAATTACCAGCAACTACATTGGTAAATTCATGTTATGATTCAATGTTCTACGGATGTACTTCATTGAACTATGTAAAGGCTATGTTTACAACTACCCCATCAAGTTCTTATACTTCAAATTGGGTTAGTGGAGTATCATCTACAGGTACTTTTGTAAAGAATTCTTCAGCAACCTGGGACGTAACAGGAGTCAATGGAGTACCGTCAGGATGGACAGTAACAACAGCATCGGCTTAATTATTGAAATAAATACTAAAAAATATTAGCGTTAATATGAAACAAAAGAAAATAGGTACAGATCTTTATGTTTTTGATACTTCAGCATATCAATTAACCAAAGATTTAGATGTAGATAATATCTACATTCAGCAAGAACTTATACCTGGTTATTTGGCAGTTAATTCAAGCACAGGTGTACAAGCGAAAATCAAACCATATAACTATAAGTTAATCACAGCACAAAAGCCTGTTTGGGGCGATTATATCTATGCAGATGATCCAAAGGCAGATTTAACTGTGAAGTTTGTTGATGACAATTCTCATGATTTAGCAAACCCTTGGTTGGTTGATTCTAGAGTAACTGAAGCATTATTTAATGTAGAAGCTACTGGTTTAGAAGAATTCCTCCCACAATATACTGTTACTACAGGTAGTGATGTTATTGAAATAGCAGAGAAGTCAGCAACACATGGAGTTGTTCCATTGAAATTAGGTAATGCTACTATAAAAGCAGAATGGACAGAGGGTGATACTTATACAGCAGGTTCAGCTACACAGAACATAAAAGTAGTTCCGGTATTTCAAGTTTATGGCGAGGATTTATTAGGTGAATATCTCCCGGGAGAGACTATTATTATTCCAAATGGTTTGAATTATTTACCATATAAATTTGCATATTTTAATACAGACGCAGACGAAGATCAAGTATCAATAACAATTACATCTGGAAATACTGATGTTATAGATGCTCAAGAAGCATCAGGAGAAAAAATATTAGTAGTTCAAGCAGGTTAGACTACTTTGACAATTTCTACTAATGAATTACCTGGTGGCCCATGGACATGGGATGTATCAATATTATAATTTAAATGATGAAAACGTGTATAATAACTATAATTAAAAACGAATAGTCGTATTTAAGACAATGGATAAAGTACCATATCAATTTAGGTATTGGTACTTTTTTCATTTATGAGGATTTTGATTCAGATTCTCATAGTGAAATATGCAAAGATTTTTCAGAAGTTTAGCTTAATTCTGTTTCTTCTTTATTGGATGATGAATAGCTAAAACGTGTTAAAGAATGGAAAGCATAGGGACATGGCTTGCAAAAGATTTTTCAGATTCGTGCCTTTAAGAAAGCAAGAGATCTTAATTAGTTTGACTGGATTTTTATTATGGACGTCGATGAATATATAACCTGTAATAATTTACAGGAAACAATGCAGCAATATTCTGATTACGACGCGGTTGTTCTTTACTGGCAGAATTACAATGCAAACGGCCTGGTTTATACACCTGAATTCCCATATGACTTGACAGAAGCTTACACAGAGAAATGTGGGTTTTCAAACAATGATATTAACTGGAAAATTATCACAAAAATAGCATTCAACGGCCATACCTATAACTACGGCTTTCATAACCACCACTGGCCTTCTGATAGGTCAAACTGGTGTTTTACAAATTTTACCCGCGATAAAAGTAAAATCTGTTATGACAGAATTTATATAAGGCACTATATCACAAAGTCTTTTGAGGAATACTACTGGAAGATTAAGATAAGGGGCATGTGTTACAGCAAGCACAGAAATATAGATGAGTTCTTCGTATATAATCCGGAAATGCAAAATAATCCGGAAATCAAAAGACTGGTAAATAAATTAAATACGGATGAATAATGAATACCAAATTTGAAGATATAGATCCAGAAATACAAAAATACGTACTTGATGTTATAACAGGAAAGGAAACGGCGTGTGAGAATATCCGCTTAGCATGTAAACGTTTCCTTTCCTGGTTCGACAGGGATGATTTTTGGTTTGACAATGATAAGGTTAATAAGGTTATTGATTTTATTTCCCACCTGAAACACTTTGAGGATATTTGGGCTGGTTAGCCTTTTGTTCTTCTTCCTTGGCAGAAGTGGGTTGTTGCTAATATTTTCGGTTGGTACAGAGAAGATGATCACGATAAACGGGTTATTCGTAATGTTTTCCTGCTGATTTCTCGTAAAAACGGAAAGACTGCACTTTCAGCGGCGATTATGTTGGCGGCAATGATGGTTGATAATACACCAGGAGCAGAATGTTACTTAATGGCGAATTCCAGAGATTAGGCGAAAATATGCTATAAATTCATAGATGGTTTTGCAAATTCGCTCGATCCGCGCCAGAAGCACCTTCAGAGATACAGAGATTACCTGATATATCCCAAAAAATCCGCTAAATTAAAGTGTCTGTCTTCTGATACGATGAAACAGGACGGACTTAATCCTTCATGTTTTATAGTTGATGAATTTCATGCAGCCCAGAACTATGACAATTACAATATATTGAAGTCAGGTCAGGCTGCACGTAAAAATCCGCTTGCAATTATCATATCTTCTGCAGGTGTTCTTCTTGATACTTATCCATGCTTTGAAACTGCAAAAGTCGGGCAGGAAATTCTTCATGGACTTAAGGAAGATGATTCATGGTTCTATGCAATGTATCAGCTTGATCCTAATGACGACTGGAGAGACGAAACTGTATGGAAAAAAGCAAGTCCAAATTACAAGGTTACTGTCTTTGAGGACTATATGAAAGAAAGAATTCTGGAGGCAAAAAACGATACAGCGAAAGAGGCAGATGTAAAGACCAAAAATCTGAATATGTGGGTACAGTCTATGAATGCATGGTTGCCTAACGAGTTGATAGACAGCCACATGGAGAAAGTAGATATGAGTCAATTTACAGAAGAAGACCTGGGATATATGGGTATAGACTTATCAGCAGTCAGAGACTTATCTTCAACATGTATTATGTTTCCTCCAGATTCAAGGCGTTCATATTACCCTGACAAGTTTATTTTCAAATCTGCTGTTTATATTCCACCATGTGCTTTAAGAGAATCTCCTAACCGTACTAAATATGAGAATTTCATTCATAACGGCTATGCAAGATTAACGACTGGTAAATCAGTGGACTATGATACAATTTTGGCGGATATTTTATCTACAGAGAAACACATTACAATACAGAAAATCAGTTATGATGCTTGGCAGGCAGCAATGTTTGTAAAGAATGCAATGGCAGAAGGCCTTCCAATGGAAGCTTTTGCACAGGGACTTGGCAATTTCAACAGGCCGACAAAGACTTTTGAGATACTTCTCAGGAATGACAGGGTAATTATAGACAGCAATTTGGCTACCAAATGGTGTTTCAATAACTGTGAATTAAAGATAGATCACATGGATAACTGTAAACCAGTAAAGGCAGGAGATGATAACAATAAAAAAATAGATATAGTTATTGCAATGTTAGAGGCACTTGGTGGTTATCTGCTTAGCAATGACTATTATTATGGAGAATAAAACATAAAACAAATCTATTATGAATACAATATAGAAACCACGTAAATTTAAGAATGAGAATACAGAAAGAAAGAAGAAACTGTATAACACGCAGGAATGGAAAAAGCTTTCTTTGATTTATAAGCAAGAGCATCCGCTATGTGAATGCTGTAAGATAGATGATAAAGTTTCTTCTGTTGAGGAAGTTCACCACCTGATTAAGTTTGATGATCAGGAGAAACCAGAAGTTCGCTCAATGCTACTGCTTGACAAGGACAATCTTATTTCACTTTGCAAGGACTGTCACCAGAAATATCACAAGAATCCAAAGGAATTAACAGGACTTCAGAGGAATCTTTTCCATGAGAAACAGATGGCAGTAAAGCGTAAATATGAGAATCAACTTATATTCCTTACAGTCAAATAAATATCAAAAATACATACAACAAATATGAGTTGGTTTAATTTTGGAAAGAAAAAAGAGGAAAGATCTGCAGATGTTCATCCTATAACATACGAAGATGTTTATGGAGTATCTGGAGGCTTTTCCATTTTCAAACAGCACAATAGTTTTGCACTTTCCCTTTCTGCTGTGTACTCAGCCGTAGAGCTTATATCAAATTCTATTGCACTATTACCTATATAGGTTAAGTTTAAAGATGATAAAGGAGAGGCACAGATTAACAATGATCATGAGCTTAATATCGCTTTTAATAACAATGATATGAGCAAGTATATGATTATCAAAATGATGGTTGCAGATATGCTATTGTTTGGTAATGGATATGCACTTATAGAAAGGTCTGGCGGACATGTAACAGGCATACGTTATTTGGAAGCAAATGATGTACAGGTATAGTGGGACAAGTATAAGAAGAAGCTTTACTATACATGCAATACAGTAGCAGGGAAGGTAATTCAACCTGAAAACATATTGCATATATACAAGAATTCTCGTGACGGTCATACAGGCGTCGGTGTATTGAAGTATGCAGCAAGGACTATTGACTTGGCAAACTATACAGAAAATTCTTCTCTGGACTTCTTTGCTAAAGGTCTTAATGTAACAGGTATTATACATGCGAAACAGCCTATGGACAAACGTTAGGCTCAACAGGCTTTACATTCTATAGAAGGAAATGTAAATGCAGACAAGGCATATTATAAGTTCTTACCATTTGATATTGATTTCCAACCGCTTACACAGAATGCAAAAGATGCACAGATGATAGAGACAAGATTATTTAATGTTTCTGAAATTGCTCGTTTCTTCAATATATCACCTGTTCTTCTTTAGGATCTTTCTAAGTCTTCTTACAGCACAGTAGAAGCTGCAAACTTACAGTTCTTGACACAAACTCTTTTACCTTATATCTCAATCATTGAATCTGAATTCAACAGAAAATTGGTTGGTGAAGAGAATATCTTTATTGATTTGGATGAAAGAGAATTCTTACGAACAGACAGCCAGTCTACAGCCAACTATTATGTTACACTTGTGAATGCTGGAATACTTAGTAGAAATGAGGTACGCGAACAGCTTGGTTATAACAAGGTAGATGGTGCAGATGAATTAGCAATACCATATACAAACACAGAACAGAATACTTTTGGTAATAAATCAGAAGAGGAAAAGCCAGAATAGAAACCAGAACCAGAAGAGGAATAGAAACCAGCTAAAAGAGGTAGAAAGTCAAAATCTGCTGAAGAGAAATAAATACTAAAATAAATCTTATAAAGATGAATAAAGAAGTTAGATATTCTCCTATTGTTTTCAGAAATCTTGAAGAAGATTCTCGTAGACTTGAAGGAAGGGCAATAGTGTTTGACAGCTATTCTAATAATCTTGGATTCTATGAAAAGATTAACCGTTCAGCGGTCACACAGGAATTGATAAATCATTCAGATATTATCTTTACGTTTAATCATGATCCAAACCAGCTTTTGGCTAGATTTAGAAATGGCGGAGGATCGCTCGATGTACAGTTAAGGGAAGACGGTGTTTATTTCTCATTCGATATTCCAAACACTACATTGGGAAATGATATGTATGAATTAATTAAGCGTGGCGATATTTCAAACTGCAGTTTCTGTTTCACTGTTTCTGATGATGCAAATTCTCAGAAGTGGGAAAAGAGAGACGGAAAGATGTACAGAGAAATCTTGAAAATAGACGGACTCTATGACTTATCAGCGGTTACTTATCCAGCTTATTCTGATACAGAAATCAATGCAAGAAGTCTTGAAATGAGAAATATTGCAGAGGAAGAGCTTGACAAAATCATTAAGGAAGCAGAAGAGAAGAAAGAGGAACAGGAAAAAGAACAGGAAAAAGAACAGGAAATTCGCTCAGAAGAGGTTGAGGTTGAGAAATCAGAAGAAGAAAAAGAACCAGACTCAGAACAAGAGGTTCGTGAAGAGGAAAAACCAGAAGAAGTTGAAATTGCCATGAAACCTGTTGAAGAAGAGAAAGAAAAACCCGCTGATGAAAAAGAGGAAAAACGCGAAATAAATAAAGAAAACAAAAATAATATTAATATTATGAATAAGCAATACAGTTTAGTTAAGGAATTGCGTAATGCGATTGATAACAACGAAAAATCTATAACAGTTAATGCAGAAACACGTACAGTTACTGTACAGGGCTACGGCGAAGGAGCATCAGCAGTTGACGGTGTTCATGATGAAGTTGTTGAAACAGAAATTCAGGGTATCTTAGAGCCTTTGTATGCAAACTCTGTTTTAGCAAATCTTGGTGTTCGTTTCTACAGCGGCCTTCCAAAAGGTGATGTATAGATTCCTATCATGGGTAAAGGTTCATGCGGTTGGGCAGGTGAAATCGAAGCAGCTTCTGCAAGCGGCAACACATTCACAACTAAGAAACTTTCTCCAAAACGTTTGACAGCATACGTTGACATTTCTAAGCAACTTTTAGCACAGGATACAATCGGCGTTGAAGCAGCTATTAAGAGAGATATTGTTAATGCACTCAATGATAAATTGGAAGCTACAATTTTTGGGGCAGTGCAAGGCGATACAGAAAAGCCAGCAGGTATTTTTTATGGCGCTACAGAAACAAACGTTGATACATATGCTCAGCTTTGCGCATTTGAAGCAGGTCTTGATGATGCTAATGTAAACGGCCAGAAGAAATATTTGATGGGTAATACAGCTAAGGCTACATTCCGCTCAATGATTAAGGGTACAAATGCTACTGGAATGGTACTTGAAAACGGTCAAATCGACGGCACACCAATGGTAAATACTTCTAACGTTTCTACTAAGAAATTCGTATACGGAGACTTTAATTATCTAGCTTTGGGAAGCTGGTCAGACGTCGAGATTGTAATAGATAATTATACTCAAGCTATTAACGGTTGCGTACGTTTAATTATCAATGCTTACTTTGATGCAGTTGTTTTACGTCCAGAAGCATTCAAGTTCGGTAACGTAGATTAATTATTAACTATATAATAGCAAATTAAACAACATGCTCGTGGAAGAGATAATCAATTATTTGGTTATCTCTTTTTTGTTCTCTTAATTAAACGTAAAAGATAACACTAAATTCTTTAATATCACCTTTTTATTTGTACTTTTGCAAGTTAATAAGATTTATAGCAT